TTTTGTTTTGCAAATTCTTTTTCTGCTTTAGAAACTAATCTATTAAATTCCATTTTCTTTTTATTAATTTCTGTTTGAATAAAGAGTTGTTTTTGCATTTCTTTATTTTCAGCATCTCTAATAATTTCTTGCATATGTTTTCTTAAATCTAATGTCTTTTTAACTTTTGCTTTGATTTCTTCTTCTGCAACTGCAATAGATTTAAGACCTTTATGAAGTTCTAATTGATGAGGAAGTCTTTGTTGTTCTAAAACTAAAATTTCTTCTAAAATTTTAAGTTGATTTCTTACAACTTTGTTATGTGCTATTTGTGCGTCAGTTAAATCGTGAACTTCTTCTAAACCTATATCATTAATAAATGATGATGGTTCAATAATTTTTTCTTTTAATTTAGTTATCTCGTCATTAATATCTTTTACTGTTTTTAAATCCATGTCACTAATTGGAATTATTTTTGGTAACTCTGATAATTCTTTTATTCTACCAATTATAAAAGATATTCCAGCTAAAGCAGCCGCACCTTTTTTTCCAAAAAGCATAGCACCAACTAAACCAATAGATTTTACAAATGCTGGTAATTCGTTAAATCCTTTTATGATCGAACCAAGAACTGCACCTATTTCTCTAATAACAGGAACTAAATCTTTTCCTATTTTAACTGCACCTACTATTGCATTTGCTAAATTTTTACCAACTGATGTTGCTATTTCATCTAATTTTTCTGCATTGTCAGCTAAGAACTTATCTAAATCTCCAAACTGTCTTTTTAGTTCTTCAAAAAAACCAGCTTCAAGTAAAACTTTTTTAAAGTTAAATATTTTATCACCAATCATTGAGAGAGTACCCTCAAATGTTTTTGCTAGTTCGTCTGTTGAATTACCAAACCTACCACCTCTGCCAAATACTCTTTCAAAAGCCGCTACTGTTTCTTCTATTGAAACTGTTGCACCAGCTTTAAAGCCGAGCATATTTCTTACACCTTTTTCTCTAAAAAGGTCAGCCGCACCAATACCAGCACTAAATGATCTTTGTATTTGTTCAGCCGCAGTTCTAAAATCTAATCCTGTTGTTGCCGCTACATTACCTGTAATCTCCAACATCTTTTGAAGATCATCTGCATTGTCTGTAACTGTTGCTAATATACCTGAACCTGATTGTATTTCTTCTAGTGAAAAAGGAACTTTAGATGCAAACTTGACCATGTTGTCAAAAGCTTTTGCACCCTCGTTTGTATCTTTAAGTAAAAACTTTAGTCTTACTCTTAAATTTTCTAACTCTCTACCTGTACCAACTAAATTTTCGATGACTAATCCAGCACCTAAACCTACAAAAGCTGTTTGCAAACTAAATACAGCAGACTTTACTCTTGCAAGTCCACCTTTAACAGAATTTAATGCTTGTTTTGTTTTATCTTGTGCAAGAATATTTATCTTTAGATTTTGAGCCATTAATATTTACCTTTTGATGCAACTTTATCATGCTCATCTTTTTCTAGCATAAAATAAGCCACCCAATGATTATATTCCCAAACTTCCATTTTTAGAAGTTCAGATAAAGTTATTTTTAACCTATCAGCGACTATAAGTAAATTTTTTAATTCAGGATTGAATATTAGTTTTTTTTTACTTCTTCAGGACTAGCAACTTGTATCATGGCTGTAGCTATCCTCGACAATACATCAGAATCTACTTTGGTCATCAAATCCATTTTATCGTCTAATTTAAAAATCTTTTTTCCATCTTTGTCTAAAGCTTTCATAACTAATATGTCAGCCAAGATACTTACATCAGATAGATTTTCAGATTTTTTAAATAGTTTATTCTTTTCAAATAGATTAATAGGATTCCAATAGATAACACTAGCTTTGCCATCTTCGTCTTTCCATTCTGGAACTTCAATAGATTGAATACCTATACTCTCAAAATGAGACTTGGCTCTGTCTATTATTGACATAAATTATTATTCAGTTCCAATTGTTAAAGCACCAGTTCCTTGAAATGTAACACTTCTAGCAACGATTCCGTCTAGTGGTTGATTAACACTCATACCAGTTATGATACCAGCACCCTCAAATTTTCTATCACCAGCAGATGAACCCTCTGGTAATAATTTGAAAGTAACACTAGCACCAGCAACTAATTGTGTTTGCACACTATCAGCTTCGTCAAAGTGCATTTCTAAAGTTCCAGAAAAAGATGTTCTACCAGCAATAAAACTTTTTGCTGAATCAGACATTTTTGTACTTTCAACAACATCTCCTGTAGTTTCAATCGTGAAAGAAGTTAATTCGCCAACAGCAGAACCGCCAACTACAACTTCTCCCTCTTTACCATGATGCACAGCCATATGTTTTCTCCTTATTAATTATTAGTTTATAGTATTATTCGTCTTCCTCGTCAATATCTTCTTCTTCTTCATCTTCGAAATCTTCTTCAAAATCTTCGTCTTGATCTTTTAATTCTTCAAGTAAATCTTTGACTTCTTCACATAGCATAGATTCTTTGTCATGTAATTTTTCTATACTATCTATTTTTTTTATAATTGTATTTATCTTTTTGTTTGACATAATGAATCCTATGGTGTTCCAGCTTGATGTTCATAAATAACTCTTACTGTAATTAGAACTGCACCATAAGGAAATAAACTTCCAGCATCTGTTTCAATAGAAATAACTTCCGTATCTAATGCATTTCCACTTCTAGTAATATCAGATTCAAGTGCTGTTTCAATAGCAGATGCTAAATTATTTCTAGCAGTGTCAATATTACTTTCACTGCCTTTAGTAAATCCTGTTATGCCAAATTCTAATGTACTAATTCTTGTTTTAGCTCCAGATCCTAATTCTTGATCTTCTTTAGTTTCTTCTATTGTCTGAATTAAAACTGCTGGATATTGTTGTTGTGATAATTCGTCTAATTCAAATGGTTGTCTAGTAACTTTTTTTACTTCTGGACTAGATATATTACTTATTACTGTAACTAAATTAGATGCAATGTTTTCTCTAGTACTCATAATCCTAATTTCCTAATTTCTTTTTTTACAAATTTTTCAAATGTGTCTTGTATCACTTTTTCTGTTTTTTTACTATATCCAAAGAATTTTCTAATAGGTAAATTACCTGCTCCTGTTTGATGAAAGAATGCTTTTGTAGCTTCTCTCGGACTTCTAAAAAATATTCTTGATGTGTTTCTGTTAACCATACGCGAAGAAATACTTTGTAACATTCTATTAGTATCAGATAGATCAACTGTAATCTTACCTTTAAGATCTGCATAAGCTGGAGAGTATGCAGTAAAGTCTTTCATCTTCACATCTTTACCTTGCTCTGTTCTTTTAACGATTATTGTTTTTAATTGTTCGCCAGCTTGTTTAACACCTTTAGTAATTATCGGTGGAATCTTATGTGCAAACTTTACATATCTTGCTTGAACATTTCTAACATTAGATTTTATTTTTAAATCTAAAGCCATTATCTAGTCAATCTTCTAAAGCCATGCAAAGGTTCTCTTTCAGATTTAGTAATAGTTCCGCCATCGTCAGCATCATATTCTACTCCATCTTCAAGAATCATTCGCCATTCTTTGTTATATTCTCCCATGTAATATTCAGCCATTCTTTCAAATCTATCTTTATCTGCTTCTGGTCTAAATTTTGTAAGTGCTGGTAAAAAGAATCTGCCTAAAAATAAATATACTCCAGCTCTTTTAAACTGATCTAAATTTACTCTCGTATTATCCATTTCAGCAGTATTTAAAACTGTAATATCTGTAAATACATTTGTCTTATAAGTAGGCCACCATTCAGCTCTTAAGTTTCTTAATATATCTGAATTTGTTTCTGATAGAAAATGAGTTACTTTTGAATCTCCTGATCCTATACCAAAGTTAAATGTATCTGGTTGATACTTTGATATTTCGCCAGCATCTACTACATTAAGACCTGTGAAATTAGCCATAGCATTTACCTACGAACCAATCTATTATTTTCTTAATTTTTTTTTTTAGTTTTTTTAACATTTTTTTTCTTCTTTGGTTTTAATTGTACAACTTTATCAGCTATATCTTTTATTGTCGCGTTTTTAATTTCTTTTTTTACACTATCGACAGGAAAAAAACCATTCCTTTCAAAATGATTAATATTAGCTTCATAATATTTTTTATCTTTAATGATTATTTTTCTGCCGTTTGTTAATTTAATATCCATAACTTCTCCATTTAATTTAGATGTGAGGGCAGTCTCCCACCCTCACAAAGTATCCAATTATTATTGGATTGATGAATCAGATTCGATTTCACAACCATTAGTATCGTTTAATTCACCGACACCATAAACTGCTGTTGCAACAATTTCGTCTGCTCTTAAACTCGCATCTCTTTGAGTTTCAATTTTCAGATCTTGCATCATAGCTAGACCTAAAGCATCTGGGTGGAATACTGCACCTTTGTAATCTCCAGTTGTACCTGGGTTATTACCTGATGAGTCTGCCATATTTGAAGTTTCAAATATATTCACTCCAGCGATTTGACCTACTAAAGATGATCTTAAAATCTCATTACCAACTCCTGGATTTGGGTTAGCAAAAGTATTTGTAAGACCTGATTTTAGGTCAAATGCTACTTGTGGGTGGATTACCGCAGATAAATTATCTCCTGGTACTGCATTTGCTCTTAATTTTGCAACTGCTTGGA